ACGACCGCCTTGACGCCCGTAGCTGTAAAGATACGAGCCAAAGTGTCACCGAAGCCTTTATCCTTGCTTGGTGAAGTATTTGTCGTAGACATACTCAACGGCTTTTAATCCTCCGAACCCAACGACAAAAGCAACACCGAACTGCGTGTTGTCCTTGAGGTCCATGAAACTTATTACTAATGGAGTCAGGTAGTTTGCCGATAGCGTACCGGCAATAAGCGACAAGGCTTGCTCTTTGATGTTCATCTTCTTCTTGGAGCGCCAAATCGTTACGATGCTACCCAATAAGCCCGATAGGGCAAGGCCAATGTTGAACCCGAGGTCCATTAAGAATTCTCTCATTTTCTTGCTCTATTTTTGGAGGCTTTTTCTAAGATAAACTTTCCACCCTTCTGATGCGAAACATCCATCCCGTCGCCCTTCTTGCCCATTTCGCGGTTCTTCTTCACCAACTCCGAACGATACTTACGTCGTTCTGGGGTGGAGTGATACTCGGTATCGTACTCGGATTTTTTCTTGCGTGCCTTTGGATTGGCATCGTAATACTTTGCGCTGCGTGACCTTCCGGAGCAAGAGCTGCACTTACAGCTTTTAGAGCAAGAACCCATCAGTACTTACCCTTTCTGCCCTTGGGGCTTGACTTTGTGCTGCCGCCCTTGCCGGCCCATAAGTCCTTGCAGGACCAATGCCTTGCGGTAAGCTTGCTTTTGGCTGTGTCGCATTTGTGACGCGCCTTGAAGGACTTTCGAGCAGCCGCGCTGTAATTGTGGCCATAACCTTCCGCTCCATAATGAACGATTTTCTCTTGGCCTCCTTCGCAGGCTTTTACCATTCGCTTTTTCCCGGGGCTCGTTGATGGCCTCGGCTTGTTGCATGGCATTGACTCTTTCTTCATAGGGCAGTCCCGGGTTTATTGGCAACAAAGGTAGCATTATTTTTTTCGGGCAGCTGAATATGCAATGGCAGCAATCTGCTCCTTGCTACGCTTCTTGCCGACCGGCTTTTCCCGGTTGGCCCGGGTCAGCTCTTGAATATTCGCGGATACCGCCTTCTGCATGGCGGCCTTTCCCTTTCCGGTGGATTTCTTTAATGGCATATCTATACAGGTTTAACTCTTCGGCCCATCCCAACGCGCTCTTTCTCCCGAATCTTTTTCCGGATGGTAGAGCGGCCTATCTCTGAGCTCGTCTTGGGGGTTTTCTCGGACACCCGCTTGCTCGGCCGGCAGTACTCGTTCTTCCCACCAGCTCCACAGGCGCGGCCGGTCTTTTGGTCCACCCACTTCTCCTTTTCCCATCGTTTTAAATTAGTTCCTTTTTCAGTCTTTCGCACGCTTCCGGACTCCTTGCGGCACTTAGCAATCGCCTGACTAGCCCTAGCGGACGGAAAAACGTCGTATTGGGCTTTGACTTTGCGGTAGCAGGCGTCCTTCATAACTTTGGCAAAAATAATACAATGGAGTACCTAAAATATTTTAAGGTCGTAAGGGCTTATGTCAAAGCGAAATACGCCGTAAGTCTGGATGATTTAGAGTTCTTACTCTTCCTAAGTCCGGAGAAAGTCTTTAATAAGAAGCGACTTAAACTAGCAGAAGTGGGCATGAGTTGGGACCCCAAGCGTCTCGACAGCATGATACGCCGTGGGCTGATAGGGCAGCTTCGTGAAAAACCAACCACCCTCTATACCCTAACGCCACACGCGCGCCATATCATCAACTCAGTCTACCGGAAGCTCGAAGGGAAGGAGCCCATCAACACCTCACCGAGGTCCAACCCCCTATACGCCCCGAAAGCCCCGTACAGCTACAAGCTATACCGACGGCAGGCCGAAGACCTCAACGAATCTATAATACGACAACGACGTCGCGCTCAAGAATCACAAGGTACTGATGGCCCTCAATCATCAACTTAAAGCCGGCGCTCCTGTCGTACAGGACGCTATCACCGTCCTTAACAGCACAGACCTCGTTACCGACGCTGACGACCTTGGCCTCCCGGTAGCGGATGTCCTCGGCGTCCTTGCTTGACATGGTCAGCCCGCTGCCAGTCTTTATCTCCCGGTGGACTTCTTCGGCGACGATGAACTTATTTATTGCTTTCATTGGTAATAATTGCGTTTGTACCTAGGAGAGTGGCCGCTACGCTCGTAGCGCTGATGAGGGCGTTCTTAGTCACCTTGGCCGGGTCAATGACCCCCATGCCCATCATGTCGCCGTAGTGCATGCTCTTCAGGTCAAGCCCGAAGCCGAACGCGCACCCGCGGATGTTATGCTGGACCTCCAAGTCGTCTATGCCGGCATTCTCGAGAATCTGACGGAACGGCGCCATCAACGCTCGGCAGAACACCCTCCGGACACGCTCGATGTGGCCCTCCTCCTCCATGACCTCATGGGCGATGTAGTTAAGCGCCACCCCACCGCCGGGCAGTACGCCCTCGGCTAGCGCGCTACGCACGGCGCAGACCGCGTCATCAACCCGGTCGTACAGCTCTTTCTGCTCCACGTCCGTATTGGCCCCGACGTAGATGACCGACATGCCCCCTCGGAGGCTTGCGATTCTCTCCATAATAAACTCCCGCTCGTCCTTGCGCTCGGTATTCTTGTGCTGCTCCCATAATTCTTTGACCCGCACGTCGAGCTTGGCCGTGTCTAATTCCGGCCGGACGATGATGGTTTCCTCCCGGCCGACCACAATGCGCTTAGCAATGCCTAGGTCCGTGACCTGAGCGATGCTCAAGTCGTCACCAGTCTGCTCGCTGAAGTACTTGCCCCCCAACATGAAGGCAATGTCGCCCATCTGCTCATGCCGGCGCCACCCAAACGAGGGAGGCTGCACCACGCAGAACTTCAACCCGTTCTTCACCACGTTCGCAGCAAGGGTCATCTGCACCGCGTCGGAGCAGTCCGCGATAATTACCAACGGCTTACCGCTGTTAATGACTGGCTTTAGCACGTTCTCAATGCTCAGGATGTTATTGATGGGCGTATCGGACACCAAAACATACGCGTCCTCCAAAATACACTCGTCTTTCCGTTGGTCGTTGACAAACATCCGATTCGTATACCCCCGCTGAAACCGCATGCCGGTGGTTGTCTCTACATAAGTCGTCTGGCCCTGCGAGCGCTGCACCGTGACAATGCCGTCAGCGCCCACATTCTTGTACGCCGTGGCAATAATCGCCCCAATTTCCGCGTCGTTGTTCGCACTAATTGTCGCAATGGCCTCCAAAGACGACAATTTCACCTTCTTGGACAACTTGTCAATGCGCTTAGCTACCTTGTCAGCCATACCGGTCAGCAACTTGGCCTCACTCAGCGTCAACCCCTCCTCAATACCGCCCAAAGTCATCGCCTCAGCAATGACTACGGCGGTCGTTGTGCCGTCGCCGGCCATCGTAGCCGTCCGGTCCGCCGCCTGACGCATAATCCGGACCGCCATATTCTCCACAGGGTCGCTCAAAGTGATGGAACGGGCCACCGTGACGCCGTCTTTCGTTACCGTCATGCCCCCAATGTGCTCCGGAGACTCCAAAATAACCGTGTTACCGCACGGACCCAGAGTGCTCTTCACCGCACCCGCCATTTTTTTGATTCCTGACGCCAAGCCTTGCCTCGCGTCAGCTCCTAAAGTGAGATTTTTCATTTTTCTTCAAAATTAACACTCAAACACCATGCCAAACTCTTCTGACCGGAAAAAATTAATGGCCATCGCTTCCGGGGATTCTCGACCGGCGTGTCGTCGTCGTCCGAAACCCACTGCTCGTTGAACGATACGAAGACGTTGTTGCCTAAATAGACAACTATTCCGGGCTCGTCCTTGCTGTACCAGAAAACATCATCCATAAAGCAAAAATACCAGAATGTCGATTTTTTTTCTCCCTATACTATATATATATATTCTTATTTTAGATTTCTTCCCAAAAAATCATAGGAAAAAAATCGTCATAATCTATCAGTAGCTTGATAATCAGCGAGAAAAATTGGCTCAAAATCGTCATACGCTGCCAGATTTTCGACATTTAGGGGTTAGAAACTTGGAGTAAATGGGTTATCCGGGCCGTTCTGCGCGTCCGTCCGCGGGCGCAAGCACCCCCGCCTGCACGTTGGGGGGTGTTGTATCTTGTGTTACATGACGATTTTTTGCCGATTTTGTGCCGACCATACCAA